TGGCCAGGGTCGGGAGGGCCGCAGCTGGCCAGGGCCGCAGCTGGCCAGGGTCGGGAGGGCCGCAGCTGGCCAGGGCCGCAGCTGGCCAGGGTCGGGAGGGCCGCAGCTGGCCAGGGCCGCAGCTGGCCAGGGCCGCAGCTGGCCAGGGCCGCAGCTGGCCAGGGTCGGGAGGGCCGCAGCTGCACCGGGCCGCAGCTGGCCAGGGTCGGGACATGCTCTTGTGTGTGTTGTGCATGCTCTTGTGTGTGTGAGGCATGCTTGTGTATTCATAAGGCATGCTATTGTATTTTGTAGGCATGCTCTTGTGTGTGTTGTGCATGCTCTTGTGTGTGTGAGGCATGCTTGTGTATGTGCAAGGCATGCCTGTGTATTCACTAGGCATGCCATGGCAACCCTCCGACATACCATTGTATAGCTTTGGGAATACCATGGTATTTTTTTGCATACACCTGTAGGTTCCTTCTGCATACAGAAGGAAAGCGGGTATTGCGCGAGCCCGTACTCTTTCTATTCACAGATTTTTTTTCACGTTTCGGTTTCGGACTGGCGAAATTGCGATCTGGACGAAACGGGCCGCTTTGTTCTAGCAGAAGTCCCGGCTGGCGATGAATGCCAGGCGCGTTAAAGAGAGAGACCGCTTTCCAGATGCCACACGTTCCCGAGCCGCCGGTGCCGTTCTCGCTGCCCTACAAGAGCGAGCGCCTGAGATGGGCCGTCACTGCCATCGGCTGGACCACCAACGAGTTCGCCCGGCGGATGGACATGAGCGAGGGCTCGATCCGGCAGATGCTGGCAGGCAAACGGTTCATTCCGGAGACGCTTGGGATCTGGGTTGAGACCCTCGCGCAGATCCATCTGTCGCTTCCGAAGCCGCTCGGTTGGTTCGAGAAGTATCGTCCGCCGAACGAGATCGGAGATGACGCCGCGTAATCACTCTTGACATCGAGAGGGGTTTGTAGCGTTAAATCAACACGATGCGGTTTGTGACGCGCTAGTTCACGTCCCGTTCCCGTAACCCGTAAGCCTTTGGTGTTTAATGGTCGGCATTTCTGTCAAGGCAGACGTGCGGGCCTGCGTCGCATCGCTCAACGATATTGCCCGCAAACAGCTTCCCTATGCTGTCTCGGCCGCGTTGAACGATGTCGCTCGCCAAGTCCAGACGGGAGAACGGGATAATCTAAAGAAGGTACTCCAACATCCGCGGCCGTTCACGTTCAACTCGGTCTTCTACCTGAAGGCCACGAAAACGGTCTGGATCGCGACGGTCTACATCAAGGCCATCACCGCCAAGTATCTGATGCCGTTCGAGTTTGGCGGCGTCCACGTGCTGCCCGGACCGGAGTTGCTTGACCCAAAGAATATCAACCTCGACCCCTACGGCCAGTTGCGGAACAAGACCCCGGCGCGACTGAAGGCGAGGGCGAGGGTCTTCGTGGGCAAGGTGAACGGGATCGCCGGCTTCTGGCTGCGGCCGACGAATGCCGCCCGCCGAGCCGCCCGCGCCGCCGGTAACCCGATGCCGCCACTCGTGCTGCTAATCCGCTTCGGCATCGCGCTCCCGGTCAAGACCCACCTGAACTTCCACCAGCGGGCCGTGCAGATCGTCAAGGCAGCGTTCGTCCCCGCGTTCAACAAGGTGATCTCGACCGCGGTTAAGAAAGCCCGCAAGTGATTGAAAGGAACGTCGATGTCAGAAACCGAGAAGCCCACGCCGATCCCGCCGCACGATCCTGCACGGCCGCAGCCGGGCGGTCCCGCGCCCGATGATGCCAAGCCGCCCGAGACCGAGCCGGCGGCTGTCCGTCACTCGCCAGTCGGTGGCGTGCTGGTCCAGTCCGATCCGCCTGCCCAGGAGGGACTGAGCACGCCTGAGAGCAGAGCGCAGCACCCGGAAGAGACGGCTGCGGCTGCGGCTGCGGCGCGGTCGGCCGCGGGAGACGTTCACATCCCGCCGGCGCCTGACCCACAGCCCGAACACGAGCCACAGCCCGAACACGAGCCGCCGCACGCGGCGTAATTGAGGCGGGTTTGAAGGGGCGGCAGCATGTCGGATCGCCTTGGGGACCGCCCTGGCCACCCTGTCGGCACGATTGCCGTGCTGCTCGACCTGACAGAGCGGCGCGTGCAGCAACTTGCCGGCGAAGGCGTGATCCCGCGCAACAGTCACGGCCGCTACGAAATCGGCCTCGCGGTCCGGGGTTACGTCAAGTATTTACGAGAGCGTTCTATTCGAGGCGATTCGTCCGGCGCGGACGAGGTCGGCGCCTCCAGGGTCAAGCTGCTGACGGCTCGGGCCAGAATGGCGACCCTCGAAGCGGATCAGTTCGAGGGGCAGCTTCTGAAGCGGACCGATGTCGAAAAGGCTTGGTCGGCGATCATCTCCACCATCCGGACGCGGCTGCTCTCGATCCCGCAGTCGACCGCGCCGGCCATCGTTTATCTCGCGTCGGCCGGGCAGGTAGCCGCGCTGCTCACCACGGCGGTAACAGAAGCCCTTGACGACATTGCCTCAATCCCCGTCTACGTCGATGGCAATCCGGGTGCCAGTGGTGAACCTGGCCCTGGCGGTCAGAGCAGCGCTTCAGGCAGCGAAGCCACCGCCGAAGCTGACGGTTTCCCAGTGGGCGGACCAGCGCCGGATGCTCAGTTCGGTGTCGAGCGCGGAGCCGGGCCGGTGGAACACGAACCGCCAGCCCTATCAGCGCGAGATGATGGACGTGATGGGCGACCCGGCGATCCCGCTGGTGGTGCTGATGACCTCGTCGCAGATCGGCAAAACTGAGACGACCATCAATCTCTGCGGCTTTCACATGGACCAGGACCCGGCGCCGATCCTGGTCATCCAGCCGACCCTGGAGATGGCCAAGGCGTGGTCCAAGGACCGGCTGGCGCCGATGCTACGCGACAGCCCGGCGCTGCGCGGACTGGTGAATGACAGCCGCACGCGCGACAGCGGCAACACCATCTACCACAAGACTTTCGAGGGCGGCGCGATCACCATGGCCGGGGCAAACAGCCCGGCCTCGCTCGCCTCCCGGCCGATCCGCATCCTGATCTGCGATGAGGTCGACCGCTACCCGGCTTCGGCGGGTGACGAAGGCGATCCGCTGGCGCTGGCGCAGAAGCGGACCACCACCTTCTGGAACCGCAAGGCGGTGCTGACCTCAACGCCCACGATCAAGGGCCTGAGCCGCATCGAACGGGCCTGGGAGACGACGGACCAGCGCTTCTATGAGGTGCCCTGTCCGCACTGCGGCGAGATGCAGAAGCTCGAATGGGGCGGGAAGAACACCGCTCACGGCATCAAATGGACCCAAGACGAGAAGGGTCAGCACCTTCCGGAAACGACCGTCTACATCTGCGTCAATGGCTGCGTCATCGAGGAGCGGCTGAAAGGCGAGATGGTGCGCGCCGGACGATGGCGCGCAACCAAGCCGTTCTCCGGGATCGCCGGCTTCCACATCTGGGCCGGCTACTCGCTGCACACCAACTCGGCGTGGCCGATCCTGGTCCGCGAATGGCTGAACGCGAAGGATGATCCGTTCACCCGCCAGGCGTTCATCAACCTGGTGCTCGGCCAGGTCTACGAGGACAGGGGCGAGCGCGATCTGTCAGAGCTGGGCCTGCTGCGGCGCTGCGAGGTCTGGGCCGGCGAGGTGCCCGCTCAGGTGGCGGCACTGACCGTCGGCATAGACGTGCAGGACGACCGCCTGGAACTGGAGGTGGTCGGCTGGGGCCGCAACGAGGAAAGCTGGTCGATTGCCTATGAGGTGCTCACCGGCGAGCCGGAAGGTCCCGAACTCTGGGCGCAGGTCGACGCGTACCTGAAGCGCCGGTTCCGTCGCGCCGATGGCCGCGAGTTCGAGATCATGGCCGTCTGCATTGACTCAGGAGGTCATCATACCCAGCGGGTTTACGAGTTTGCCAAGGCGCGGCTCGGGCGCCGGATCTGGGCGGTCAAGGGTGAGGCAGCGCAGGGCGGGCGGCGGTCGCCTGTGTGGCCGGTCAAGCGGCCGATGTCGAAGACCAAGCAGACGTTCAGGCCGGTAATCCTGGGCGTCAACGCGGCCAAAGACACGATACGGGCGCGGCTGCACGTGCAGGAGCCGGGGCCGGGTTACTGCCACTTCCCGGCGGATCGCGACGTCAACTACTTCGCGCAGCTCGTCGCCGAGCGGTCGATCGTGAAGGAGACGGCCGGCCATCGCTACCGGGTGTGGGAACTGCCGCCAGGGCGGGCGAATGAAGCCCTCGATGTCAGGGTTTACGCCTACGCCGCGCTGTGTGGGCTGCTGCACATGGGTTTCAAGCTGAACCGGCGGGCGGACGAGGTCATGGCGGCTACGGCGCCGGTGGTGCGGCCGGAACCGCCGCCGAGTGCTGCGCCGCCGGGTGCGCCGGTCGGGCCCGTGGTGGCGGCGAGTGGACCGGTTCAACGCTCGCGGCTGGGCCGAATGATCGGCCGATAAGTTCGGGTGGACTGACCGAACTGCGCACAGAACAGAAAAGGATCAGCGACCGCGATGTACGGGTATGGGTGCTTCGATCAGCAACGCACGATCCTGGCTGGCGTCCCTCGCGCGACGCTGGTGATCTGGCAGGGCCAGCTCCAGCAGGCGATGATCAACCTGGCATTGGGCGCCAACCCGTTGTCGCTGTCCTATTCGCAGGGCGACGGCGGCGCGAAGTCGATCACCCACAACATCGTCAGTCCGACCATGGCGAGGGGCATGCTCGAGCTGGTCAATCGCTGTCTTGGCCTGCCGCCGACGCGACGCCCGATGACGCCGTTCTACCGCTGAGATGACAACGCGCTGATGTCAGGCGTGCAAGCCCCCGTGCGCATCCTCGGTCCTGACGGCCGGGCGCTGCCGCCAACCCGGCGCCGTGCCATGGCGCTCCAAGGTGGCCGAAACACGCCCTACGACGCGGCCGATAACTACGGCCCGCACATGGCCGCCTGGCAGCCGTACCTGTGGTCGCCCGATGGCGAACTCAATATGTTCCGCGACCGGATCGTGGCCCGGGTGCGGGACGTGGTTCGGAATGATGGCTGGGCCTCCGGCGCGGTCACCCGCATCCTGGACAACGCGATCGGCGCCAACCTGCGCCCGGTCAGCAAGCCGATCTGGAAGTGGCTGCAACTGGTGTCAGGCAACCCGAGCTTCGACCATGAGTGGTCGCGCGAGTTCGGCCAGGCGGTCGACGGCCATTGGGACGTGTGGGCCAATGACCAGGCCAGGTGGTGCGATGCCACCCGCAACCAGACCTTCAGCCAGATGGCGCATACCGCGTTCCGCCATTCGCTGATCGACGGCGATGCCCTGGCCGTCCTGAAGTGGCGCCGCGAAAGTCAGGTCCGGCTCGGCAAGGCCCGCTATCATACGGCCGTGCAACTAATTGATCCTGATCGGCTTTCCAACCCGCAACTGCGCTTCGACCAGCAAGCCCTTCGGGGCGGTGTCGAGGTGGACGAGGACGGGGCCGCCGTCGCGTATCACATCCGCAAGGCGCATCAGGGCGATTGGTTCTCGGCCGCGCAAAGCGTGTCGTGGGAAAGAGTCCCACGCGAGACCGACTGGGGCCGGCCGATCGTGGTCCATTACTACGAAAACCAGCGGGCCGGTCAGCATCGCGGCGGGGCAGGGATCTTCACGCCGGTCCTGCAGCGCCTGAAGATGCTGGTGAAATACGACAGCGTCGAGCTGGATGCCGCGATCATCAACGCGATCTTCGCCGCTTACGTCGAATCGCCGCTGGACCCACAACTGGTCAAGGAGGCCATGGGCGGGGACGAAGGCTTCGATGGCGTGAACCTCAACGGCTACCAGAACGACCGGGCGCTCTGGCACCGCGAGAACGGGATCATGCTGGGCGGTGCGCGGTTGAGCCAGATGTATCCTGGCGAGTCCATCAAGACAGTGACGGCCGCGCGCCCGTCGACCAATTTCAGTCCGTTCGAGGATGCGTTGCTGCGCAACGTCGCCTCCGGCCT